TTTGTCAGCGTACTCTCTGGCTGTAATTGACGCCACTGGAAACTACAAGTATCTGCTGAACAAGGATGTCAACTTCATCCGTGAGGCGTATCCCCAGCCATCATCTATTGGCTTGCCAAAGCACTACGCCATTTTTGGTCCAACAACAAATGGTAGCTCAATTACCAACGAGCTGACTCTAATCCTCGGCCCGACGCCAGATGCAAATTACGAGGTTGAGTTGCACTTCTACTATTATCCTGAGTCGATTGTAGATGCCGCTAATGGTCAGACATGGCTTGGTGACAACTTTGATTCGGTCTTGCTGTATGGAACCATGTGCGAGGCACTGACCTACATGAAGGGCGAGGCCGACATGCTCAAGCTGTACCAAGATCGGTACGTTCAGGCTATTGCTCTGTATAAAAATCTGGCAGATGGCAAGCAGCGGGCTGACGCATATCGTGACGGCCAGGTTAGGGTGGAAGTGTCATGAGCAGTATTGTTCAAACGCAAACCACCAGCTTCAAGAAGGAGCTGTACGAGGCCGTCCACAACTTTACAACGGATACGTTCAAGATTGCGTTGTACACGGCCAGCGCAGACCTCAACGCAGCAACAACGGCGTACAGCTCAGCCGACGAAGTTACGGGTACGGGCTATACGGCTGGCGGGATTGTTTTGACCGACACCACCATCAACACTTCAGACTACACGGCCTACATTAACTTTGCAAACGCCGTGTTTAACGCGTCTGTTACGGCGCGTTGTGCGTTGATTTACAACAGTTCCAAGGCAAACCGATCTGTGGCCGTGCTGGACTTTGGTTCGGATAAAACATCGACCAACTTTACAATCACAATGCCCGCAAACAGCGCGACATCAGCGCTCATCAGGAGTTCAAATTGATTGTTACGACCACCAAAGGCGACATGGACGACTCTTTGCTTGAAAAGAGAGAGGGCTCCGTTGATAATCTAAACGAGTACACGACTTGGACGGAGTACTGGTTGGAGGGTGAGCTTGTTCACCGGTCTGCACACGTGCAGTTGAAGAAAAATGTTGTAGCGGATGGTATCGCCGCTATGCTCGGTTAAACGGAGGCTTAAATGGCTAACTCTCAAGCAATGACTACATCGTTCAAGAACGAAATCCTTCAGGCGCTGCACAACTTTGGCACAACTGTAACTCGTGCTGGAACGGGCGCAGACACCTTCAAGGGTGCGCTGTACTACTCAACAGGCTCTTTGGGCGCAGGCACAACAGCGTACTCCACAACTGATGAGGTAGTTGGTACAAACTACTCCGCCGGTGGCGTGACGGTTACCAACGCAACGGCCCCAACCACAAGCGGCACTACGGCGTATTGGACGCCTTCCGCCAGCTTGGTGTACACCAATGTGACGATTACCACTCCGTTTGATTCGGTGCTGATCTATAACAGCACGCAAGCTGGCCGCGCTGTGAGCGTCCACACATTTGGTTCGCAGTCTGTGACCGCTGGTACGTTTACATTGACAATGCCTACCAACGCTGCTGGCACTGCTTTGTTGAACCTTGCATAAGGCGCAGTCATGGCGCTTGTACTTGCGGATCGCGTCCAAGAGACTACGGTAACAACCGGGACTGGCACGATCACGCTTGCCGGGGCTGTTACCGGGTTTCAGACTTTCGCGGTCGTTGGTAACGGGAACACCACCTATTACACGCTGACCAGCGGGAGTAACTGGGAGTCCGGCATTGGTACGTACTCGACTTCAGGCCCAACACTTGCCCGTACGACCATCCTTGCATCATCTAATGCAGGTAGTGCCATCACGCTTTCTGGCGTTTCTAACGTATTTCTGACGGGGCCATCCTCTCGCTCAGTGTTGCGAGATGGATCAAATATCCTGACGCTTGACGCGGGCACGACCACAGTACCGCCCTTGGATTTTCAAGCTGGTACAAACCTGACGACGGCGCTGGCCGGGGCAATGGAGTACGACGGCAAGGTTCTGTATGCAACCCCTCAAGAGGAGCAGCGGGGAGTTGTTCCCGGAATGCAGTACTACAGGTTGAATGCCGCGCGGGCAGGCAGCAACGTAAACACTGCGCAGTCTTTTTTAGGCGTAGGCGTAACTCTCAGCAGCAATACGGTTTACGCTTTTGATGCGTATTACCCAATGTCCAAATCCGCTGGCACAACCTCGCACAATATTAGCTCTTTGTTTGGTGGAACCGCAACCATCAATAACATAGGCTATTCTGTAGCAACATCAAGCTCGTCTTCATCTTCATTTACTACCGCGATGGGGTTGGGCATATATTACTTCCAAGTGGCAACAGCTTCCGCATTTACGGGGACTGGCTTGGCAACGAACCCTGCAATTGCACACGCACAGATGTCCGGTACGGTGTCAGTAAACGTAGGCGGCACTTTCATCCCGCAGTACCAGTTAAGTGCAGCCCCCGGCGGTGCATGGACGGTTGCATTGGGCGCTTACTTTCGCATCTACCCAATCGGGGCATCAGGGGCCAATACATCCGTTGGAACATGGGCGTAAACCATGTTCGGAATATCAGCATTTGCTGAAGCACCTTACGGAGCACTACCGGGAATAACCGCATCCGGCGCAGGCGTAACAGCCACAGGCGCGGCGGGCAGTGTAAGCAAACAACAAGATAACTCTCTTTCTGGAGTATCTACAGGATATGCCTGGGGTTCCGAAAGTTGGGGCGCAGATGCTTGGGGCGGTACAGGCGACAAGCTTGGCACGGTTTCTCCTAGCATTTCTGTTGGGCTGCTTGGTGTCACGGCAATAGGTACAGTTGGTCAGGTAAGTCCTCCCCTGTCAGCGGTAACGGCAACAGGTTCGGTCGGGTCAGTAACAAGCTCTCGTATTGTTTTGCTGTCTAGCGTAACCGCTACAGGCTCTGCGGGCACAGTTAGCGCAACCATTGAAGATGATGGCGCAAGTGTTTTTGCTTTTGGTTCGGTAGGAACTGTTTCCCCTGTCGCCGCGTTTGGTGTTTCCGGCGTAACTTCAACAGGCTCAGCCGGAACGCTTAGTGCAAGTATTTCCGCAACAGCACTTTCGGTAACTGCCACTGGTTCCGTAGGCACTGTTGGGGTTGAGATCTTAGGGTCAGTGCTAACAGGGGTTGCGGCAACTGGCTCAGTTGGTAATGTTCAAAGCAGCTTAGCTTTGCTACTTTCTGCCGTAACTGCAACTGGGTCAGCTGGATCGGTTGCAAATGGCGGTGTGCAGATTTTGCTTTCTGGGGTTACCAGCACCGGTAGTGTTGGGACAATAACGGCCACACCGTTATTTTCCTTGTCTGGTGTAACCACTACAGGCTCGGTTGGCTCGGTAGCAAATGGTGGCATAAATGTTGTGCTGAGCGCTGTTACGGCAACGGGGTCGGTTAACAGCATAACATTCAATCCTTCATTAACAAGTGTTACAGCCACAGGCAGTGTTGGACGGCTTGGCGTTCGATATTGGAGTGTAATTAATGACGAGCAAAATGCTGATTGGCAAAATATAAACAACGATCAGTCCGCTAATTGGAATATGGCGGATGACACGCAAGCGGCAAACTGGCAAAATATCAACAACGTACAGTCTTCTGGCTGGACACAGATTGATGACACCCAAACACCTGGGTGGATACCAATCAACACGACTTAGGAGCATTAAATGACGACAGGCGCAACGGGTCAACTTGGCTTAGCTTTACCAGTTCAGGGTGAGCTTTCTGGAACATGGGGTAATACCGTAAATAATGGTATTACTCAATACACTAACATTGCGATTGCGGCCACGCTGACATTGACTGATGATGGGGCTGTAACACTGGCTAACACTACTGGCGATGCTACTGCTTCTAATATTACATCCAGTTTGACAGGTGCCGGCACAGTAACGGCCCAGTTTGCGATTGTGCGAATTACGGGTACGTTGACAACCACAAAAGTCATTACAGCACCAAGCTACAGCAAAACATATGTTGTGGTCAATGCGGCTACGGGTGGTGCAGTAACGTTCAAAGCTTCCGGCCAGACTGGTATTTCAGTGGCTGTTGG